CATGCGCGGCGTGTTGAATAAAATGGAGCAGGCGTATGAAGTCAGAGGTAACACGCTGTACAACGAGAATGCGCGTAAAGGTGCGCTTGCCTATGACGTGGATAGGATCGTTGAAAAATACTGGAAGCCGGTACTAAAATCCATTGAAGAGAGCTTACCCGAACCGATTGAAGCCAAGATGCGTAAGCATAATTGGAGTAATACGGGCGTCTTTAATTCAGATGGTACTATCTCATTCCCGTGTTTAGACTGTTTCGATGAATTGATGTTTAATCCTGAAAACAATCACAAGTATGTCATCAAGAACGGATTCAACCATAAACCGAACGGCGTTGAATTGGACTTAGAAGACCATCCAACGGGCGGCGTGTCAAAAATTATATGTCGTGAAATCCAGAACGATTACAAGTTGGATCTGGATTACAAACCCGGTGACGTAGTGATTGATATAGGCGCGCAAGTTGGCGTGGTATCTGCTTATCTCGGGAAGAAATACCCGTTCCTAAAAATTATCGCATTAGAACCAGTTAAGGAAAACTACGATAGACTTGTAAGAAACTTAGAAGCAAATGGGGTACAAAATGTAACCCCCTTGAATATGGCAGTAACTTCCGACGGGCGTGATGTTGTCATGGATGGTAGCCTTGACCAGAACAGCGGTTCAATGACAATTTACGGCAAAGGCAAAGCAACCATAAAAAGCATGACGCTTGATGACATTATGCGAACGTTTCACATTGACAATGTCCGCTTACTCAAGATTGACTGTGAAGGGGCGGAGTATGAAATACTGGAAAGCTCCGAACACCTGCTTGATAAGATAGGCGCGATACGTGGAGAAATTCACCCTATGGCTGGTAAGTCACAACAGGACTTGATGACGCTTATCCAGAAACATATACCTGATGTAAAGATGACGGTGCTGCAATGATTAGCATCGTGACCCCATGGCACAACTGTTCGGAATTATGCGACATGTACGAGCGCTCACACGGGCGCGCGGAGATTATCAGCATCGACAACGGAAGCAGACAGGAACACTCCCTGAAAATCAGACAGATGACCGAACGCATGGGCGGGCAATACGTACGCAACGCGGTCAATAAGAAGTTCGCGAAGGCTAATAATCAGGGCTTCAAACTGGCAAGCAATGACATCGTTCTATTCTTGAATAACGACACAATGGCGCAACCCGGCTGGGTATTCCAGGTAGAGGATGACGTCAAAGACGGCGCGTTATACGGCGCGTCAATGGGCGTTCGCATGATAGCGGGTAAGACATTACCCTACATCGAAGGCTGGTGCATTGCTGCCACAAAAGCCACATGGGAGCGCGTCGGGCTATGGTACGAGTCGTTGAGCGGCATGTATTGGGAAGATAATATCTTGAGTTTACAGGCTATCAAAGCAGGCGTGCGATTACAGGCGACAAACTGGCAGGTGCAACACTTGAACAATTACACTACCAACAGAACGCCGGGAACGCTGGATAACGTCGCAGATAATCAGGCGGTGTTTGAGAAAATGGCGAGGGAGTGGAAACAATGAAAAAGAAAGAACGAATAGCACAACTTGAAAAAGAAGTTGAAGAATTAAAAAGACGAATTGAAACATTGGAAATGTTTAAGGTAATTGGCGTTGGTGAAAATCCGAGTCCATATTTACCAAAACCATATTTACCGGATGACTACACATATCCATATACAACACCAACAACAGTGCCTTTTCCTTATCCAATAATAACATGGTGTGAAAGTACAGCCACTAAAACATTTAATGATAAAGAAATAACACAATGAGCATCTACGCCAACAATACACGTTTCAACCCTACGCTAAACGGTACAATCCATATCGGACATTTATACATGGCATTGGTCAATGAAGCAGAAGCACGGGCGAGCGGTGGAAAGTTTATTGTTCGCTTTGAGGATAATCAGGCTGAATGGTGCTACTACAGCACACAACAACAGATAGACCAATACGCGGATACAATCCTTGAGGATTTGGATTGGATAGGGATTAAGGTCGATAAGATAGAATTCCAGTCATTACTTGAGCCGGAATACAAGCGATATTTACACCATCTAAATAAAGGTGAATTACCAATTCGGGAACGATACGTATTTGACTTACAGCCAGACGTGACATTTACCAACGCAGTAGCTTATCCCTACGCGCCATATTTGACCGCTGAAAAGGTCATACTAGATTTTATGGACGTTATCAATCTGCTAATCCGGGGAGAGGACTTGCTCACAGAGTATAGCCTATACTGTTATTTCTGTGACTTGTGGAGAATACGCGCACCGAAACATGTTTACTTGCCACGATTGCGCTTACCGGATGGTTCTGAAATGCAGACGGAAATCAGCAAGACGTCTGGCAACTTTAAGGTAGAAGGATACCGCAAAGCAGGCATGAAGCCCGAAAAGCTACTTGCTAAAATGCGTGAAGCGTGTCTGATTGACCCAGACGGTGAATGGCTGATCAAGAATATCAAGCGGAGACCAGAATGGAAATTATAAAGAATACCTCCGCTGGAATCTTTATGTTATTACTCGTTCTGGTTGCGATATTTTACGCATTCAATCCGGCGTTCCTGTCGCCCGTCAATATTCAGACAATGGCGCGGGCAATGTCCTACAGTGGCATTATAGCGGTAGGCATGGCGTTATGCCTTATATCCGGTGTGATTGATTTATCCGTTGGCAGTACAGCCGCGTTTGCTTCGGTGATGTTCGGACGGGCGTTCGCTTTATGGAATTTTGACATCGTAACATCTATTCTAATTACATTAGGATTAGCGGTGATAATCGGATTATTCAATTCATTTGTCATCCTGAAATTGAAAGTCACACCGTTTATAGCAACCATTTCGATGATGTTCGTTATTCGTGGATTGGCTAACTTTGCAAGTAATGGCTATTCAATCTATCCACTACCAGAACCGGCTTTGATGTTAGGTTATGCCAAACCTTTGGGCGTGTCGTGGGCGTTCATTGCCTTCCTGATAATTATCATCGTTGCACACCTGATAATGGAGTATTCTTTATTCGGATTGTTGACACGTGCGACGGGTTCGGATCGAGAAGTGGCAATCTGTACAGAGGTAGATGTCGACAAGGTGAATGCAATCAATCTTGTGGCTATTAGCTTATTTGCCGGAATTGCAGGGATATTTATTAGCTTAATGCTAAATGCAGGAGCGCCTACTGTGGGGACGGGTTGGGAATTTACAGCCATTACCGCGTGCGCGATTGGTGGTGTAAGTTTGTTTGGTTATCACGGTAACATGTTCGGGTTATTTTGTGGGCTGGCAGTCATTCAGGTCATCCAGAATGGGATTGTAATGATTGGTATTTCGCCACACCTTCAGAGTGTTTTTATAGGTGGTATTTTGCTAACTGCAATGGCTGTTGATGTACGACGGCGCACCTATTTAAATTTAGACAAAGTATAAAGGAGTAATAAAAATGGAGTACAAAAAAGTATTTCTAATCGTCGTAATGCTGATTTTAGTAATCGGCATGATTGGGTGCAAACCCAAACAGGAAGTAGTTGCACCCGTCGAAGTTCCCCAGGCTGAGAAGTCTGTCAAGGAATTACAGAACGGGGTGCCATTTCGCTATGTTGGTAACGGTCTCGAACATCCTGTTATCAGAATTATGATGCTGGGATTTCAAGAGGCGTGCGAAGATTATGATGCGTTATGTGAATTTCACGTCGGTAGCACATTCGAGGACGCTGTATATTTGCAGATGTTAGATCAAGCAATGGGACTTGGATCAACCGGGATGCTGGTATCTTCATACGGGCCTCACAGACCATTAGCAATGGAAGGAATCAAACAGGGTATTCCAATGGTAAGTTTCCACACACCGCTGGAAGAAACTGACATGCCCGGGTTGATTGCCTGGGTTGCAACCGACGTTACAGATTACGGTAAACGTGCTGCGGATGCAATGGCAGAAAAATTACAGTGTCAGGGTCCAATAGCCATTACACAAAACACATTCAACGACGTGGAGAATGAAGCCGCGCGTTCGTTTACCGAAGAAATGAAAATCAAGTGTCCTGATGTAGTTGTCTTACCATCTCAAGAAGAAGGAGGTGATCCACCCTCTGCAATCGCTAAAGCGAGTGCTATCTTGGTCGCCAACCCTGATTTGAAGGGTGCATTTGGCACAACGGGCGGCAGTCCTACCACATGGGGCAAAGCCGCGGAGCAATCCGGGAAACAACCTGGAGAATTGATAATCATTGGCATGGATTACACCAGACCGAACCTTGACCTGGTAAAAGCCGGGTGGGTGTATGCGTTAGTAGGTCAACCAATCTATGAAGAAACTTACAGATGTGTTGAATTGCTGATAGCAAACCTGAAAGGCGAAAAGGTCGAATTCGACAACGTTTACCCGTCACCAATTATCACCATTGATGACGTGGATAAATATTACGGTTATGCAGACCGTGTTGATGAGAAATTGGATAGATAAATAATGAGCTTCCTAAAAGACGATTTCATCCTTGTAATGGACTTCATATTTGAAGGCAGGCCGCTATCTTATGACAATCTTTGTCAGATACGCGATGCTGGTGTAAAGACCGTGACTTATTTCACGTTTTGGGATCAAATCGAAAAAGCGCGTGGTGTTTATGATTGGTCTATCCTTGATAGAGCGGTAAACGATGCCACAAAAGCGGGGCTAAAAATTCTAATAAGCGACTATTCTCAGGGCGCCGCATGGTGTCCGCAGGAATGGTATTGTGCGACATTAAATAATACACCGATTGAAAACCAACAAATACAACACTGGAAAAGCCTGTCAATCTGGAATAAAGAAGCGCAACAATATGTAGAGGATTTTATTCGTCTTTTAGGAAGCAGATATATAAGTGATACCGTAAAGTTATATTCGACTCAATCAGTAGCAGGAGAATCCTACCTACCCTTTGAGCCTGACAATCCATTCTATGATGTTTCAGCAATCGAGGACTATCGAAAATATGTCAATAATGACACGGCTTTGCCGATCCCCTATCCTCACAGGTCACCCAACGGAGACGCTATAACAAATGAATGGCTAAGAATAAGCGTAGTCAATGCTATGGTACGTCGTAACAAACTACTGATTGAGTTGAATGGTATCAACGAGATATGGCACGCGGGGCATCATCTTTGCAACTGGCAATATGCTGGGTGTGGATCTCCGTTTATACGCGATGTTTTAGATGCGTACCTGGTAGAGTTCCCGGGTGTAATAATCAATGGCATTCAATACACCTACTGGTATCACGAAGCATTCGATTATAAGAATATGTTGACAAATGACATAAAAAGGTATAATATGAAAGTGTGGGCTGGGGCGGAGTATTGTACGGGGTTACAATCCTATACACCACAATTATTGAAGTCTAATATTTACGGGTTTATCTTGGGAATATTATCACCATTATCCAACTTTACAAAAGTCGAACCATGGATGATAAACAATATCAGGAATAGTTATAATGCTATAAAGCAGGCAAGGAGCGACAATGACAGCTAGAGCGAACATGGATGATTTGATTCAAAAGTTGCGGGTATTCACCAACGCTGGCACAGCTGATTTTACCGTTAGTTCTGTTACTTATTGGTCAGACGACCAATTGCAGGACGAACTGGACAAGACGCGTAAGAGCGTCAATTATCAATCGATGCAAGCAATCCCCACGTATGGCATTGGTGGCACTGCCACTTATACTGAGTACCGAACCGGGCTGGCTGACTGGGAGAAATCTCCTGTCATACAGGACGAAGGCGGTACAACTTTGACCGCTGGTACTGCCCTTGCTAACTATAGCTTTGATGACAATATCGGTATTGTTACGTTTGTGAGTGATACCGAAGGTAAGACAAGGTACATTACTGGCAACGTCTACAATGTTGAAATGGCAGCCGCGAAAGTGTGGGAACAAAAGGCGGCTTTATACGCGACACAATTTGACTTTAGCACCGACAATCACAGTGTTAAGAAATCACAGGTGATCTTACAGTGTAAAGAAATGGCAAAGTATTACCAGAGCCGGGCGGGTGTAATCCAGGTAGAAATGGTGAGGAGCGATGACACTTTCTAGCAGCGATTTATCCTACATGAGGGACGCGGTTGAATTGTTATTACCTGACACCTGCTACATCCTGACCAATTCAGGTACAGCGGACGGTTCGGGTGGTATCACTAATTCATGGGGTACAGCCACAAGCACGACCGCCTGCAGACTTGATACCATGACGGGTAATTATAAAGACATGGACGGTGCGGTGCAAACCTACAATAAACTTATTCTGAGTACACCTTACGACACAACTATTACCGAGGCAAACCGGGTTTATTATGGCGGCAATACCTACCAGGTGACATCTGTCAATGACGGTTCATGGTTGGCTACTAAACGCGTGGAGGTACAAAAAGTATGAGCATGCCTTCTTTCAAACTAGATACCAGAGAGCTTGACAAGATTGTTCGTGAAATGGACGGCAATAAAAACAAGGTTGGCAGGATGATTGGATTTGAATTACAAGCAGAAGCTAAAAAACGCGCTCCACGTCTCACAGGTGCAATGTCTAATTCGATTTATACTGTAACGAAAGATTATGATGGGTATTCGTTCGCAAGTGGCGCAGCTAAACAGGCAAATCCAAGTGCTATGACACAGGCACATCCAAAGCCTTCAGGTAATGTTTTGGCGAATGTCGGCCCGTGTGTGAATTACGCTGAATATGTGGAATTTGGTACGTCCAGAATGGCAGCGCAACCGTTTCTTACACCAGCCGCGGAGGTTATCTCACAAAAGATAAACGACGGTACATACTGGAGAAAGTTGGTCGAATGAGCGGAGTATTGAATTTAGTATCAACGGCATTATATACCAAGTTCACAGGTGACACGACACTAAAGGCATTGGTATCAAGCAATACCAGCTTCTACGCGATTAAAGCACCTAAGGACACAGCTTATCCGTTTGTAGTGTGGTCTTTGTTATACGGCGGGCCTGAGAATATTACCCCGTCCGACTTACAGAGTCACCTTTATTTTATCAGGGCATACGCAACGAGCGCGGTGACATCCGGGAACATTCACGCGCGGATTGCTTCGCTACTTCACCTCCAATCAATAACCGTGACCGGGTTCACGAATATTTGGTTGTCGCTCGAAGAAGAGTACGAGGGTGAGGAAATTTTACAAACCGGGAATACCGTGTATATGCGCGGTGGTGGTTACAGAATCCGATTGGATAGTTAGGAGAAAATATGGCAACAATAACAGGCAAAGATTTATACCTCTCGTGGATTCATTCAGGTGGCACTGTAGTATTATCGGGAGATTATACACAGTTCACTGATACTCCAAGTGTAGAACTGTTAGACGAAAGCGCGGGTTCTGATGAATACAGAACCTACGTAGCGCGGTTGAAGGATTCGAGTTATGCCTTCTCGGCGCGTTATCAATCCGCTGGTAGTGTTTTAATTAACTCTCTGGCTATGGGTGGATCTGGTACTTTGATTTATCATCCTGAAGGAACAGCATCTGGAAAAGTAAAACGTACAATTCCATCAATCTCACAAGGCGCATCGGTGAATATTCCTTATGCAGGACTTGTTGAGATTAGCTGCACATTCCAGGGTAATGGAGCGATAGTCGATGCCACAAACTGAAGCTGATTTAGTATTGAGCGACGGTAAGCAGGTTGTATTCAACCTAAAAAAAATGTCACGTCAAGAATACCGTGACCTTCACAATCCAGCCTACACAGACGAAAATGATGATCTGGTATTAGCGAAGGTCACAGGTATCGACGTTGAAGAACTACGTGATATGAACATGGAAGATTACAGCCGTTTGATCTGGCAGTTGATTCGCAAGGTTCAACAGCCGACAAACCCTACTTAGGTCGTGCGGTCTATGATGCTTTGACGATAAATGAACCAGCACCACCCGAACTTATTACATGGACATTGGTTGAACGGTTCGGGTGGACGCTGGAATATGCCAAAAGCATAAGCGTCCAGGATTACCACGACCTGATTGCAATAGATGACGCACGACACAAAGCAAGACACAGCGCAATAAAGAAGGGAGTTTAGATGAGCGGATTAATAGGAAAGCTTTGGGTTGAAATTGGTGCCGACACAGCTAAACTTAAAAAAGGGTTAAACGATGCCAAAGACGGTTTAGAGGGTGCAAAACAAAAATTTATGTCAAGCGCCGTTAAAATGGCGGCTTCTATTGCTACTGTAACAGGAACCGCAGTCGCATTATATAAATCTATAAAAGATACCGTCGATGTCACTATGGATTACGCTGCCGAGGTTAGGGATTTACAGCGTGCCAGTGGAATGACTGCCGAAGAAACATCAAAAATCATTCAAGTGTTTGATGACATGGATGTCAGTTCTGAAACACTAACACGGGCGCTCCGTAAAATGTCGCAGGAAGGTATCACGTTCTCTGTTGAAAAAATGGCGGAGATGAGTGACGAATATTTAAAACTTGAAGAAGGTGCGGAGCGTAACAAATTCTTACTGGACAACTTCGGTCGTGCTGGACTTGAAATGGGTAAGGCATTAGAAATCGGTAGCGATGCTATCAAGCAGATGGCAGACGAAATGGACGGTTCACTTATCCTAACACAGGATAGCGTGGATGCTGCCCGTGAATACGAAATAGCAATGGACAATATGAATGATACTGTTATGGGGTTGAAAGTATCAATCGGTAATCAGTTGATTCCTGTACTTACAAAAGCAGCTCAAGCATTTGACGATATGATGAATTATATACCTGATAATATCAACGGACTTGAAGACCTAAACGAACAGGTAAAGTCTGGAAAAATATCATACGAACAATATAAGGCTGGTCTGGATAAAGTTCTTGATTCGCTTCATGTTGCAATCGACGAAGAAGGCGATTTAACTGCGGTTAGAAGGGGAGCAGAGGATGCCGTTAATGCTTTAAAAGATTCAACGTTCTACTATTCAGAAGAAGCCTATAATGCAGCAATGGTAACCCAGAAATGGGATGACCACGAAAAACGACTTGCCGATCAATTTAAATATAAAACAACCCCCGCGATTGATGAACAAACATTAGCAATAGATCGATTAAAAGAATCAACCGAAAAATATAGAACCTTGCTTAGCGGCGCTCTTGGAAACGAGATAAAAGACTTTGAACAAACGACTCGAAATCTAAAAGACGAACTCCTAAAAACAAACGAGGAGATCGAAAAGTTTGCTGGTAAGAAAGACCTGACAGACGACCAAAAAGCAGAACTGGAAGAACTGAAAACAAAGTATGGAGAATTACAGGGCGAAATCAAAGAGACCGCTGATGAACACGAGATTGCCACAAAACGAATATTACTTGATATGATGCAACAGCAAATGGGACTGGATGGTCTATCTCAAAAAGAGCAGGACGTCTTAATGAAAGTCGCTGAGGACTGGGGTCTTATTGATGAATCAACCCTACAGGCATGGGAAACAATGAGAAATTACACAGGTGCCATTGATACCGCTGGTTTATCTGCGGATGAATTAGCAGAGAAATTAGCGAAAATAGAAAAAAATATAGAAGTCAATGTATGGTTACAAGTTCACGGATTAGATGGTATTCAAGCAATAACTCAAATGGGAAGCGGCGGATCTACAGGCGGCGGCTTTGAAGCCAAAGCGCTTGGTGGTGCTGTTCGTGGTGGTCAACCTATCCAATGGGGTGAGTACGGACGTCCTGAAATGCTTATCACACCATCCGGCGGTGGGCAGGTAGTCAATGCACAACAGATTGTCGAAGCGATGCGCTCAAGCGGTATGGACATCGGAAACAAGGGTGTGACAATCCAGCAACAGACAATCTATACCAATACACGAGCCGACCTTATCCAGTACAGTATTGAGCGTGCGAGAGGATACGCATTATGACACTAACAAATTACAAACTATTTGCAATCAGACCGAAGGCGACAACGAACCTTTGTACTAATCCAAGTTTTGAGACAGGCACAACAGGCTGGACTACGGGCGGCACGAACACCATCGCCACAAGTGCAACCGTACAAAGACGGGGCGTGTATTCGTGCAAGTGTACTTATGCAGACAGTACAACCTTTTTATCATATTCAATTACTTTGACAGCCGCTGCTCATACAGGTACAGTAGATATATATATTCCGAGCGGTTATGACGGAACAAAATTAGCGGTACGATTCGCAAGTTTTACGAGCGCAACGGGCTATGTAGTCGGTTATCCCGACATGACATTAACCGACCAATGGCAAAGAGTTAGCACATATATAACACCTGTTGCAGGAGATTTAGCAGGATTTTTATTTGTTGCAGAAGACGGTACAGCACCAACAGTGGGACAGTTTATCTATGTCGACGGCGCACAAATTGAAGTTGCCACAACTGCCACAACTTACCTTGACGGTGACATTGAAGGCAATATCAATACCGGAAACGTGCTTGAATACTACTGGGGTGGACAGGCTCATGCAAGTGTAAGCTATCGTACTGCCAACACGCGTTCGGGCGGTGACTTGATTGACATCTCCGCTTATTGTAAGAATATTTTGTTAGAAGGCTTAGGTGTAGCACCTGTTGACCATGTTGCAGTACCACTTACAAGCGGCGGTGAGACTTATCTATATTCCAATTACACATCGAGATACTTCACACTCAAGGTAGTATTTGAAGGCTCACACATTGGCGACATTCAGGCGAAACGCAAGGCATTATTGAACCTTATTAAGCCGGATGTAACAGGTTACGCGCAACCGCTTGTATTGCGCTACCAGGGTTATACAGCCGCTGGTTTATTAGCGAGCGAACCGGTGGACATTAAGTGTCAGTATATCAGCGGATTGGATAGCGCTCCACAAATGCGATTTGCGCATTTTGCAGATATTACATTTAGATTATCGGACGTTGCGTTAGAAGTTGACGGTGACGTTGGGGCAGGATTGACGCTGAACGCAGAATTGACTGATGCTAATCGCATTGTGTATCAGGACAGGGAAGGTGTATGGCATAGCATGGCAGGAGTGACAACTCATGTTCATGCAATAGCACAACATCCAATAACAAAAGTAATATATATCGGTGGTGAGTTTACAAATGCTGGTGGTGATGCTGATGCTGATTATTTGGCAAAATGGAGTGGAACCGCTTGGGTTAGTGTTATCGCTGGTATTAATGGAATAGTAAGAGCATTAAAATTTGACGCAGCCGGAAATTTATATATTGGTGGTAATTTCACTAATTTAGGGGATGCAAATGGCGACCTAATGGTTAAATGGGACGGTTCTAGTGTATCATCTTTAGGAACTGGGCTTGCTGCCGTCGCGGCAGTTTATTCAATTGATATTGATAGTTCTGGAAATGTATATGCTGGTGGTAGCTTTACAAGCGCCGGTGGGGTTGCTGATACAGGAAAAATAGCTATGTGGAATGGCACGACCTGGAGTAGTGTTGGGGCTGGTGCAGTAACGGGCAATGTTATTAAAGTAAAAATAGATAATAATGATAATGTTTATATTGCCGGAGATTTTACAAACGCTGGTGATGCAAATGGAGATTATATTGTTAAGTGGAATGGTTCAAGTTTATCAAGTCTTAGTACTGGATTAAACGATGTTTGTTATTCAATTTGCTTTGATGATTCAAACAATGTTTATTTATCTGGCTCATTTACAAGCGCTGGTGGTGTTACCGTTGCTGGAATAACTAAATGGAATGGTAGCAAATTTATTGCTTTGGGATCTGGATTAATCGGTGGTCACGCACAAGATTTAGCATTTATAAATAACAGAATTTATCTTGGTGGTACTTTTACAGGTGCAGGCGATGTTGTGCTATCGGATAAGGTTGCAATATATATTGGAAGCGGAATTTATACACCCTTAGATATAAATTTACCGGGATCAGCTCAGGTTTACTCATTGTTTTTAGACCATCAAGATAATATATATCTTGGATATACTACATCAGGCACTGCAACAGTAGCAGGTGTGACAACCGTCAATAATCCATCAGCCACATCCTACCCGGTGCTAGACTTTACAGGTATCGGACAAGTTCAACAGGTTCGCAATTACAACACAGGCAAAGCGTTCTTTTTCAACAGCCTCACTCTACTTTCAGGCGAAGTTGTAACGCTTGACTTACGTCCTGATAAGCTGACTATGACGTCAAATTTCAGGGGCAACGTAAAAGGCTACTTAGTGAAGGGCAGTAATCTGGACTTTCCACTTATACCTGGTGATAACAAAATCGCCGTATTTATGACGGGTACAGATGCAAGCTCTGGAGGAGTGCTAAAGTACAAAACACGCTTGCACGGATTGGACGCGGCTCAATATGAGTAAATATCAGGTAGTTATCAAAACAGATAATGGGCTTGAAATAAAACGCCTGACACAGTTCAACAGCTTACGGGCTGGAAGATTTGACAGGGCAATCATGCCTTGTGAGATTGTGATACCGCAAACGCTGACACCGAACGATTTCAGCAAGGATATGATTGTCGAGATTTGGCGCGATAATGGGGACGGTTCGATTACACTGGACGGTGAAACGGGTTACTTTCTAAGACGTTGGGACTTCTACCGTGACAGTGAAGGCAAGGATATGATATACCTGTACGCCCTTGATAGCAATTACATCCTTGACGGGCGCGAAGTAGAGTATGACGCTGATTCGTCACAGGCTACTAAGTCGGGCGTTGCGTGTGATGTGATAAAAGAGATTATTGATGAAAACTTTGTTAGTGACGCGGTAGATACATCCCGCAATCTGGCAGCGACTTATTTCACCATTGACGGTGATGACGGGGCTGGTGGTACTGTTACTAAGGCATTCTCGAGACAACAGGTGTTATCCACCGTTCAGGCGCTTGTAGATCAATCGCGCAACGAAGGGACATGGGTAACGTTCGATGTTGTCTATGACGGGGCTTTACCGTTCACATTCAAAACATTTACTAATCAGCGCGGTAATGACTTGAGGGAGTCAATCACATTATCCGTGGAAGCAAACACACTGGTTTATCCGGCATTGTCATTCGATTACACCAACGAGAAAACGGCAGCTTATATAGGTGGCAAGGGTGAAGGGACGGCGCGATTAGTGGGGACTGCAACCAGTGATGCTATCAATGATAGTGTATGGTCACGGCGCGAAGT